CTGACTTTCTGGCAGCTATCTTTGCTTTAGTTTTACTATGGTAGTTATATCCTGACTTAGAACCTTTAGGTCTGCCTCCTTTCTTTTTAGGAGTGCCGTCTACTTTTAATATAAAACTACCATCTTCGTTAGTCTGGTAGTTATGCGGATTTAACTCCCAATCTTTCTTTTCTTGTGCCATAAAGCTTATCTACGTGTTTTTGTAACCCTTTAGCTGAAATCTTTCTACCTGTATTATAATGTAACCAATCAGAAGCCATCTGTAGGCTTATCTCTTCATTAACAATCATACCTGTAGCTAGTTTTAAAGAGTTTATTTCTTTTTCTATTGGTTTTAAATATCCATTATATTCTGACAATTCATAACCAAAAGGTATCGTAGATGTGACTCTTCTTATGTAATCTTCAGGAATACTTTCATTCATCTTATGCAGGTTCCATGTCTATAACAACACTTTCCTTTGAAGGAAGAATAAATAATCCTCCTTGTACATTATGATCTACATTCATTCTTTCTACTTTAGTTACTCCTACTCTGTCTAAAATAGACTGTGCAGCCTGTAACTTATTAGATACTTGAGGTATAGGCACATTAGATTCCATAACCTCAATCAATTTAATGGCAGCTTTTGGTGCATTATGAGCTAAAAGGTTTTGGGCTAAATCCACTAATTCATCTTTAACGCTATTTATAACTTGATAATGGTTCCCCGAATAACCAGCTAACTCCGCAGATAATTTAAGATCACCTCCTGTTTCAACCACTTTATCTAAAAAAGTTTGTTGCTTCTCAGTAAGCTGCCGTTGTCTTTTATTATCTTGTAAATAATTCATGTGCTATAGTATATACCTTATTTTAGATTCTGTCAATAAATTTCTGAAAATAATTCTTGACAGAATTAATTTTCAAGTGTATGATAGAGTTATCAACACGGCAGGGTTGCATAGTAACAAATAGGACTATATAGTCTTTATAGTTGCGGTAGACTGGTTCACACTGCAAAGTTCCTAAAAATATTTGTAATTGCTATCTATACCACCCGGGGGGTAGGTGGTACATGCCTAGCCCCTAGAACATAGCAAGACTAGACAGTTTAGATAGCTCATCAGCTTGAAGTACAGCTTTCTACAGCTAACTTGTGATGCATATCTGTAGAGCTTCCTCTAGTTCATGTAGCTCACTAAGCTCTTTTAGGATTCCTAACACCACGCATAGATTCTAAAGCAGGCTTATACTTCA